AACTTGTTGGTTAGAAGTGCACCACGACCGACTGTTGCTTCACTCATATCCTTTTCCATTTCTGGCATAGGTGAGAGAGCTGGCAAAGAGTCAATAACAATGGCATCTACCGCTTTAGATTCAGCAAATTCAATAACAGATTGGTATGCCTCTTCCATAACAGAGGTCTCAATAACAATTACTCGTGAGGTATCTACGCCACACATCTCTGCGTATTCTGGTACCCATTGTTCGGCTGCTACCCAGACTGTTGTGTGCTCAGGGTTTATGGCTTGGTTTGCTGCAATCGTCTTTAGAGCAAGAGCTGTCTTGCCGTGTGATGGTTCGCCTATAAGCTCATTCCACTGGTTGCCAGGAAACCCACCACCCAGAACATAATCCAGAGTAGTTGACCCTGAAGTAATACGAGGAATAATGTCGCCACGGATATCGCTAGCCATAACCACGACACCAGTTCCGAACTTCTTATTGAGCTGAGCCATGATTTTACGTGCTTCATCATTCACTAGTTAATCCTTCCAACTATGCCTTGTGGATTCCAATTGCTTTGGGTGTCATTACCCCGAGCGCTCTTAGCGCTTCCTTCAACTGTTGCACCTGTAAGAGAACCATAACGGCTACCAGCTTGAGTAATTGGATACCCACAGTCATAGCATCGTGGTGCTGCTTGTGCGACTGCCATGTAGTTGTTACCTCCACACTCAGGGCAGGACTGAGTTTGACTTGCACTCTGCGCTTTTGATGCAGGCTGTGCAGGTTGTGGTGCCACATACGGAGTCATTGGCTGTTGCGATGGTGGCATTGGAGTGTTTGCAGGGCGTGCAGCAGGCTGCTGAGGTTGTGCACCTAGCTGTTTAGCCCACCAGTCTGCATTAGTCATTGGTAATTACTCCATTGCTTTGCCACTTCTTTTCACAGCGTGTACACAAAACAGTAAACTCTGTTTGTGTCCAGCTAATGCTGTACATCTTGTGGCCAAATACTTTGCATATAAAACTCACTTTGCTTCTCCCCACTTGTCTACTATTTTGACTTCTGCAATTAGTGGGACTGTAATCTCAGGCAACTTAATACCTTCCATTGACTCGCTAATCGCTTCAGCAGTTTCTTCTGCTAAATCTTCTCTAGCAACTGTAACCAACTCATCGTGCACAGTCAATACTACATTAACATCTGGCTCATCAACAAAGCAGGAATGTGCACGAACAATGGCGAGTTTCATCAAATCTGCAGCAGACCCTTGAATCATCGTGTTAAATGCTTGGCGCTCTGCTCTGCTTTTGAGTCCTCGGTCAGTGCTCTTCAAGTCAGGGATATACCGACGACGACCAAACATAGTCTCTACGTATGGGACAGGACTGCGCTGAGTAGCTAGGCGAATCACCTTAGCCTTGTACTTGGCGATGTCGTGGAACCGGTCTGTAAAGTCATTGAGGAGCTTCTTTGCGGCATCCACAGTCAATCCCAGAGAAGATGCAATCTTGTCCGGACCAACACCGTAGGACATAGCAAGCACCAAGACCTTACCTGCCTTACGGTCAAGACCTACAGTGTCACCAATGGTGGTGTAGATGTCCTTACCGTTGAGGTAGTTGTCCATCATGATGGGGTCATTGGAGAATGAAGCAATGATGCGTGGCTCAATCTGCGAGTAGTCAGCTACCACTAGTTTGTATCCTTCTGGTGCCACGAACAAATTACGAATCAACTTACCGTACTGACCGCTACTAGGAATGTTCTGTAGGTTTGGGTCACTACTGGAGAAACGTCCTGTCTCTGCTCCGTGCGATTTAAAACTGGTGTGTACCTTGCCGTCAATTAACAACGACTTCTTATCTACGATACGTGACTTACCCATATTGGTGCGTGTAATTTCTCCGCCCAAGTACGGCATCACATACGTAGTCATCAATTTGTTCAGGTCTTGGTATTCAAGGATGGCATCTACCAACTCATCCTTAGAACGGTAGAACTCCAACGCATCAGCAGATACAGAGAACTGGTTGATAGTAAGTGCTTGACCTGCTGCTGCCATATCTTGGCCCTTGCTTGTCAGAGCAATCTTGACCTTAATGTTTGGTTTGATACCACGTCCACCCTCTTCTTTGGGTGAGAACAAAATACTTTGCTTCTCCTGCACTGAGTTCATGGAAAACGCTTTACCAGCAAGCTTCCACGCCTTTGCACGTGATTCGTCAATGTCAATCTCTAGTCGCTTCTTCAAGTTCTGCAATTCAACAACATCTACAGTTGCACCAGCTAACTCCATGTCACACAACGCTGCAACAATGTCCATCTCCAGCGCCCACACACGAGCAAAACTTCCTGTTAACTTAGGTGATAGTTCTTTGTACAACTTCCATGTAACTTCAGAGTCAAAACCTGAGTAGTAAGCAACGTCAGAGAACGAGTGGACTTCCACCATCGCTCCTATGCCCTTCTCTACTTTAATCTTTAAGTACTTCTCCGCACAGTCTTTCAACCCAAGCTTTCCACGATTGCGGTTATCCAAAACAAACGCTGCCATGAGAGTGTCAAAGAATGGCTTCTTGGGTACTACGCCTCGGTAATACTTAGCTATGGACTTAAGGTCAAACTTAACGTTGTGACCAACCTTTAACTTGTCGCTAAAGAACAATGGCTTGAGAGCTTTGAACACATCTCCCGGCAATAGCTGCTCTGGTGGTGTATCAAAAACAGGAGTCCACTTGGCTTTGTTCTTGGTGTAGTCAACTTCTTTTAGCTCTTTACCTGCAGCTAATTTCTTTTGACCACTCAATAGAAGTTCTTTATCCCAATGCAAGAACTCACCGTTTGGATGGCCCATAGGAATGACATCGGTGCGACCGTCTGTCGCTAAAGATAACCACAACACATCGTTGACTACAGGTTGGATACGGTTTTCACCAACGGTTTCAACGTCAAATGCAAATCCATCTACCTTAGAGTAAAACTCAACAAGGTCTTGTAACTGTTCTTTTGTTGTAATGATATTCATGTTAATCCCCTCAGAGTGTGTAGGAAGGGGCCTGGAAACGGATGACAGGCCCCAACCTACTGTGGAAGTTTTACGCTATTGAACGTGCGATTTCAAGAAGTTCGGAGCGAGGGGTCTCTCGTACAACTTCATCTGCAGTGAAGGGGGTTGCAGATGCAATCTGTTCATTAACGTCATCAAGGTTCAACTTCCACTCCTCAGCAAGGTCACGGCCTCGTACATAGTTGAGGGTGTACTGTGTAGTTGGGCCAGTTCCCATGCGAGAAATCTCCCAGAACTCACGGTCAAGTGGTCCCTTGCGCTCATCATCGTGAGCTTTCTTGATTTGACGAGCAAGTGAAGGTGGTGCAGTCAACACCTGTACACCAGTGACATCACCAGTGAGAACGAGGATGTTGAACGCAAACTTTCCACGAGGCTTGTCACCAAGAATTTCGCAGAGTGGGCAACCAGAACCGATGCACACAAAGGACTTCTTGCCCTTTGGACGCTCAATCCAGTGTTGCTCGTAGGTTGCAAACGGACGGTCCTGAAGGAACTTAACTAACTGAGGTTCGTCAGTAAAACGAAAATCAGTTGGGAACTCAGTGTTGTCTGCCTTGAGCAGAGCATCAACTGCATCCCATCCTTCTTGGACGGTTGTTCCAACTGTTGGTTGGATATCTGCGCTGTCTTCAGCGAGATAGGTGTCAGCATCAACTGACGGCTTTGTAATTGGCATTGTTTGTCTTTCGGTCATGAGGCCTGACGGCTCTCGGTGGATGTGATGTCCTTCCAGCGGCTAACTAGAACCTCTGTAAGGTCTTCGTGTTGGTTCCACTCTACACGAGCGGTTCCAATTAAGCCTCTCTTGGCGAATTCGTCAACAGTGGCTTCAATGAGTGCTCGGGTGTACACACGGTTACCGCCAGTCTTCTTCCCACCAAGAGTCTTGGCACGAAGTCTGTACGGTGCACGAGGTATGTAACCTTTGCGCTCCCATAGGCGGATAGTAACGATTTGTTTCTCCAACGCTTGCGCTAACGCACCGATGGTAAACACTTCGGTTTCTTTTCCACCTAA